TTACATTCCATGAACATTTGGGAAACCACCGCCAATTTCTACCTCTCTTGTAACCGCTAATAGGTTAAATGGGAAAGGTTTTGAGTGTTTTATACAGATTTCTGTATTAGTATTAACGCTAGTTGCTATCTTAGGTAGTACTATTACAGTATCACCAGTAAATAGCGATTTAGGTTTTAAGATTAAATCATCTACATCATCAAATGTTTTACCAACACTACCACCATACGAACGATATAAACGCAACGCAACTCGTGTTATAGTTACCAATCTACATTGCAATGTGCCATCGTTTATTTGTTGCTCTACGCTAGGTATTTTGATTTTAGTAGTATAAGGTAACCCAACAGTAATTACATTTGCTTTACCATCTAATTTAATAACCCCAGTTGGTGGTACTACCCTAGATGGCATCTGTTGTCCATCAACTACTATATCTACCATTTGCCCTACTAGATGAGGTGCGTTGATGTAATCAGTCTTAATTGAATTAGCGACTTTAACATAGCAATCTAGGAACACATCGGAGTTATCTTCTGTGTACAACGGAATACTACGTTCAATACATTTCACACTCTTATTATTAATCACACGATCTACTACAAAATAGATTGTGTCTTGTTCACCCTCTGCCACACTCTCAACATATCGGTACTTGCCATTAGTAACAAAGTGCGACCAGCCATACACCTTTTGTTCAGGTATGTAGGTTAAACAATTCAACTGTCCATCATCTCGAACATAATAAATAATACTGTCAGGGTCTTGTGCATAAGCACTTGTAACTGCCACATGACCTTTTACTAAAGTCTTAACAAACAATGTAAGGTCTTGTCCTGTGTAGTTATCACTCTCATAGCTATAACCCATATCACGAACAGTACCGCCACGCTCTTGAACGAACACACATCTATTACCGATAAACTGTGGTTCGCACTTTAACGCACCACGTTGTGTTTGTGTTTTTAAATAGCAGTTAGTAGGTGTAATAGTCTTGCTACCATCTACTATCCATTCATTACCGCTTGTTAAAACGATTAAGTCATTAGCTGGTACAAGGTGTCTGATTTCATACATTTTGCGGTTGATTACTGGTAGTGTGATTGCGCTATCATCTGTGATAGTACCGCCTACTTTTTCAACACCAAAGTTAGGATAATCACCAGTTCGGCTAAACCAAATATAGTTAGGTTTGCTATCAGTAGCAGCAACTACAAATCGGTCTTGATAAAATGTACATAATTTAGGATAGCCTCTACCCATATTCCAACTACCCAATTTCCATTGGTGGCTAGGTTCACCCTCTTTAATACCATTCAAAACATTAACCTTTGCGTTCTTAGCATCAGTTACGCTTTTAATCTCAACAATACCATATTGGGTAAATGGCAAAATGGATAAGTCGCAATTTACAGAACCACCTTTAATATCGGAGATGTATTTCAGCCTTGCTCCAGCCTCTATCTTTCCTGTATCAGTTACGTTGTAATCATTCTTAGATGTATACGTTCTGTAGTCTTTCCACGTTTGCCCATCATTGTTAGAAATCTGTAGTTTTACAGTACCCTCCCATGTACCATGCGTTGTGAATTTCCATGATAGTTCTGTATCGGTACTAAACGCTCCAACATTGTAATTGATGTTATTATAGGTCTTTTCTGTAGTCGATGCCGTGAAGTAATTTTTTCTAACCTTTTTCTCTACAACTTCGCCAGCGGACTTTGTATGTACCGCCTCAACGTAGTAGGCAATCTGAATAACGCTCCCTACCATGTCTTGTGTGAAAAGGTCTTTAGTAGATGTGATCGTATCGCCATTAACTGTCAATGTGTGTCCATTATCCGTGTTGATTTCATCATAAGGTTGTTCAGTTAGTTTGTAAGCACTCATCCGCCAGTCAGTATCACTATATCGTGATAGCGTTTGAATAGGGTACTTACCACTACAAATAAACATTACATCGCCACTTTGGATGCAGTTTAATTCACCTACAATGTCCGCCTCAAATGGTGTTGCTACTTCAACATTTGTATACACACCATTCCGCCACACCCTAACATATCTATCACCAAATTCAAGCATGAATGATTGGTTCTTGTTCGTAGTAAATTCAAACAGTCTAACTGGTTTATCATTATGTTTAGCATAGCCAATAAACTGTGAACCTTGCCTACGTGCTACCGCACCATAAGGTCTAATAACCGCATTTTCAGCAAGTAGTAATGCACTTTTATATTGTTCTAAGTCAAATCGACTAGATACATCAGGCGATACCTCGCCTGTAGTAAATGCGACTTGTCCGATAAACATCGGTTGCATATTACCAACTCCTTGCTTTCAAATAGCTAGATACATAAGGCATATCTAGTCTACGTTCTTTAGCACTCATAGATTTTGCCTCTTGTAATGCTGCTTGATATAACTTGTACGATTGGTCAAACAAACCACTATTGCCAGTCAATGGCATAGCTAGGTCAGATGCCATCTTACACACCAACGCTTTAACGAATATAGGGTTCATTACATCAGCATCGGTAATATCGTACACATAATCAATGTGCATCAATGGTACATCAGATACGATGTACTTTGTATTGTTATCAGTCAAATAAACATCATATTCACGTTGCTTTTCCGCTCGGTATCGTTCGCCTTGTGGAATTACCGCAAGGATACGAACGCATTTTTCAGGATATGCATATACATAACCCCAACCATCTATTTTGTGTTCGGATAACACCGCACGTTCACGCTTTCGTGCAAAGTTCCATTCAAACTGCTCTAACAATACTCTACGTGTTAGATCATAATGTAATCTACATTGTCTAGCAGGTTCTGTTTCTTCCGTCATAGAACGGATGCGACCTGCATTGATAAGAGATAATGCTTGATTACAAATATCAGTAGGTGTCATTTGTTCCACCTTTCTATAAAAAAAGAGGGATGCATAAGCACCCCTCGTTCAATTATTCAGCAGTTTCTTCCGCTTTCTTACCACGTTTCTTTGGTGTAGGTTCTTCAGTTTCTTCTGTTTCCTCTACTTCTGCGGATGCATCACCTACAGGTTCAAACAAAGCGTTGAAGTAGTCTTTATCATATTCAGCCACTTCATCTTTTGTGAATGTTACTGTTTCACCCTCATGCAACAAGCCAAGGGTATTGTGATAGCATTTTGCTTTAACAATATATTCCATTTATATCTCCTATACTAAACGCGCATCAGGTGTTAAGAAAGCGGTAATTGTACCGCCAGTCATATTATTAGCGTTGAGTTTCAAGTACTTTTTAGCGCCACTTGCTAAACGTACCGCAACTTTAGTACCTGCTTTAGAGTTGGCTGGTAATGTAATGCCATGCAACAATACCGCATTAGCAATGTTTTCTGTATTAGATGTGTACAAGTTAAATAAAGGTGTACCAGTTACATCTTTGTCGATGCGAATTACAAGCCACAAAGATTTCTCTGCATCGCCACCATTACCATTCATAACTACATCGGAGTTAGTGTTTGCAGTTAATGCTTGTTTGTAGAAAAAAGTATTTTGTTTATCGATATACATATGTTATCCCCCTATTATTGTACACGTGCTTCAGTAGACAATAACGCATCTGTTTTACGAACAGGAATGCCATTTGCACGGACTACTGTATGACCCATTTCTTGGTCTTCGGAAATAGTGTATTTGTGTGCCTCGTTCTTTTGCATACGCAAGAATGTACGTACAGTAGGGTTCATGTACCATACTGCTCGACCCATACCCATGTTAGGAATAAGTTCTTCCGCTTTAATCATAAGGTTGATAAGGTCAGCACCAGTTTTAGCATCTTTAGTCAATGCATTCACATCGATGTTTGCGATACGTACAACATATCTCCAATCACGTACAGTCAAGCCTGTATCAAGTTTGTAGTGTGTACGATAACCTTGGTAGCGACCGCCATCAGGGTCAGTCAATGTTTGTTCGCCTAAATCTTTATGAGAGATACCACCCATAGAACCTTTAGGATAGATACCATGTACTGTATTTTTGCCCCATACTACAAGATAGATAGATGTAAGATTTGCAGTACCGCCAGCATCGATAATGTTTTTACCGCTTTCTGCAGCTTTTTCATTATAACGTGCTGCCAAGCCTACAAACTTTTCAGGGGAATTCTCATCGCCATAGAATAATGTAGACGCCCATTCTTGGTTCATAGCTTCCAAGAATGCATAATCTTCGGACAAGCGGAATGCTGCGGAGTTGCCGTTAAGGTCTGCCAAAGATTTATCAATCTCTGCATAAGCCTCTAGCATACCGCAAGTGTCGGTAATTTGTTTTGTTTTAGATTTACTAGGTTTAACACCGTAGTTAAGCATTCTCCATGTAGCCTCAGGCAAGCCTGTACGTACAGTTGTTTTATGACCTGTAGGCAAGTTGCCCTCTACCATTGTCATATCTTGTACGATTTCATTTGTTTGGTTCATCATTTCAATAATTTGTGCAACTGCATTGTTTGGATCTAATCTAGATTGCACATCTAAAAGTGTTGGGTTCATAGTACCAATTGTAGCCATGTATTACTCCTTTTAATAAATTACTTACTCATAGATGGGTAAAGCACTTTTGCTCGTTCTTCCTCGGAAATAATTGTGTTTCCAGCTTTACCACTATTAGAATTGTTATCTTCGCCAGCCATATTAGCGATTTGTGCGAACAGTTTAATTACCTCTACACGATTACCTAGTCCGTTTTGAGATAAGATTTCACGAATGTTTGGAATTTCTTTTTCAACCGCCTCAACACCTACAGATGCTTGTGCTACTGTTTCGTCAAACTTCGCACCTAGAACCTCTTTTGTATGTTCTGCGTATGCTGCATACTGTTTCATTTCGGCTTGTTGCCGTTGTTCCTCATAAGCGGTTACAAGGTCTGTACCATATTTAGAACCAAATTTAGCTAACTCTACTGCTTGCTCTTGTGTTGCGCCTACACCATTAAGCAATTTAGAAAACTCATTAGCGATGTTTTCATCAACTACACCATCTTCAAAGGCTGGTGCAAAATCATATTTGATTGGTTCAGGTACGCTTTGTTGTTCCTCTTGGTTAGCACCCTCAGGGTTGCCACCTAGCAACGTACCGCTATCATTCGTGTTTTGTTCTTGTGGTGTACCACTTTCCGCACTACCTGTGTCAATATTCGTGCCTTGCTCTAGTTCTTCTGCCATGTGGTTTATTCACCTTTCTTTTCTAAATCGTTAAACAATTTCTGTTGTTGGATATATTCCAGTTGTGCTTGGTGATATTTCTTTACACCCTCTACACCATCACCAATACTTCCCAAATCATTCATATAAGCTACCCCTACTTTTCGTTTCCCCTCATTGAAGAATGTTTCGGAATTACCTGTGAATGACTGTTTCAATATGCCAGTTCGGTCTAAAAGCCTACAAAAAAACCACCTACCAAGTTCAGTACTTAGTACGTGGTTAAGTGCATCAATATCACGATCACGAATATAATCTTGTTTAGTTTTACTCATCTACACCCCCATACCCATTAACTGTTGCATTACTGGGTTTCCGTCATTGGCTGCATCTGTTGCTTGTTTAGCTGCTCCAGCCATTTGAGGTGCTAGTTGTGCCATTTGTAATGCTTGTGCTTGTTCCTCTTGTTCTTGTTGTGCTTGTTGTTGTTGTTCCATGATTTTTTGATAATCATCATTAGAACGAATAACTCTAGCTGGTACACCAAGATTTACACCATAAATGTCCGCTGCCTCTTCAAAGTTAAACTTCTGAACGATGTTAGCGTTACCCTGTGCTAATGACATAATGAAAGCATAGTACTGTTCAATATTCACCAAAGATGACATTTTCTGTGCCTGTGCTAATGGTGAGATATATTCAATCTTTACATCCATTCCGTTTAGCATTTCAGCAGTTTGTTCATCGATTGGTGGAAATATTCCAGCTCTATCTAGGATGCCATAAGTGCGTTCAATGATTGGGTTTAGAAACTCACTTTGTAAGCGTTCAACCACAGGACCTAACTGTTGCATCTTTTCTTGTGTGCGCTCCATAACCTCTCGTGCAGTCATTTGTCCACTATCGATGTTATCAAGCATCAAGAATAAGTCAGCACTATAGGCACGTTTAATGCTTTCAGATACGAATTGTATCTTAGCTTGTACGTTTGCAACATCAATGCCTACATTGAATATTGGTTCAACCTTACCGCCTGTGTCTACTTCCGTTACACCACCGGGGAATAGATTTACACTACCGATTACATCAGATGTAGCACTCATAGGTGGTTTAATACCTAATTCAATAGCCGTTACTAAGTCTTTTTCAAGCAACTGTAACATCTGTGCATCAGATTGTGCGAACCATGCACACCCTTTACCATAACCGCTTAGATCATGTGTGGTATGTCTAGCAATAGGAATAGGCCACTCTTCAAAACCACTATGTCTTAGTACTTCATCGGAGTTGCTCCCCTCTATCCAATAAATGGATGAGTAAGGCATATTCTTATTACCTAGTTTTCCATTGCGGTCTTTATTAGGCATAACCAACCAACACACAACATGAGTTGTTGCATTACCTTTGCCATCGTCATATTCACGTTTGACTTGTTCTGTGCAAGTATCGTACCCAAAATCTTCAACCAGCTGGTCTGCGGTCATTCGATATTTTCTACCAAACGTGTTTACTTCGCCATTACTACCACACTCAAATGCATATGTTCCTATAGGGTAAGATGTAAACCACACACCATATTTAGGGTTTGGCATAATCGACATAGGCGATTGTCCAAACGGCAATTCCATATACGTTTGATGTGCCACGTTATAGAAATTAGACTTAGCAAATACTGCATAGAGTATTTCTTCACGTTCATCAAGTACCTTGCTAACATCACTATTAGCTGCTAGGTCAGTATTCTCTAATGTCAGTTTGAACCACTTTCTACTAGGTGGTGTCATGCCACTCAT